TCACCACTTAATACTCTAAACTTTCTACCACCAGCATCAACAACAGGCGCAGCAGTTCTTGGAGACATATCAATGTTTTTAGCACTCATACTTGATTCTCTTATAGCATCTGCTTTACCTTGATCGTAAAAATGTTTAACAATTTTATCAATGTTTTTACCAGCATACAAAGCCTTGTGATACCCTTTTGCATCTTGCATCATATTTTTATCGTCAAGAAACTCTCTTACGAAATTAGATATATCGCTTTGATACTCTTTAACACCTTGAACATCTTTAATATTGTATCTATAAGTTTTTTCTCCAACGTTAAAGTCAAAACCTTTGAAATTATTATTGAATACAGAGTCAGTAGATTTTTGGAAACGTTCTAGCTGTTGTTTTTGGATCTCACTATTAGTGGTTTGTTCTTGTTTGTATTTATTGTAAAATTCTACTGCCTCTTTCTGCTCGCTGGTCAACTTAGAACCCAACTTGACTTCTTTGTAATACTGATCCTTCAGGCCAGTAAGATGCTTTCGAGCTTTTACAATTTCTTCTTTGAAAGCCAATTTTTTCTTTTTAATATCTCTTGGCTCATCAATTTCCTCATCAAATTGAAACGTATCTTCAATTAAGAAGTTTATTTCTTCCATATTTAAATGAGGTTTAGTCGTTTTATAATATTCCAATAATAAAGCATTGTCATCTATATTAGAATAATCCGCGTTTAATCTAGCATAATCTTCTAGAGTTCCACCTGTATCTTCCATAAATTTAACTAAATCTTTTAAATTTTCCGGTACAACCACTTGCGGCTCAGGTTGTGTTTGTGTTACAGGCTCTTCAATTTTTTCTTCTACAACTTCTTCTTGCTGTATTTCTTCTTCTTTTACCTCTTCAAGAACTACCTCTTCTTTTTTAACTTCTTCGGTAGACTCTTTAGTTTCTTCTTGCTTGTTTTCTTCAGAAACTTCTTTGCTAGCGTCGGATTCGTCGCGAACAGGTATTTCATCTGTGCTTTGCTCTTGAACGGGCTCATTTTTCTTTTTTAATTTAATTTTAAAAGTACCTTCTTCATTATCTAGCATTTTAGCTTTAACTTTAGGTTCTTCTTGTTTTTGTTCTTCATTAGAAGGTGTTACAGATGTTTCTTCTGTTTTTACTTCTTGAATAACATTTTCTTGTTTTTCAGTGTTTTCCATGATATAATATTATATAATTAGTAAATTACCTAGGCTCAAATTGCTCTAGGCCAAAACCATCTAAGTTATCAAATCCAGCTGATTCAAAACTTTTAGGCCCTGTGTCTTTTTTTCTTTGATCAATTAACTCGCTTTGTTGAGTTGCTTGTATTTTAGTTCTTTCGTCTTTTCTATCTTCTTTTTGTTTTTCTCTTTGTTTTAATATATTAGCTTCAGCTTGTCTTAACTGCATATTCATTTCAAACTCAATTTGCATTAATTCTTTTTTAAGCTGTGCTTCTCTTTCAAGTTTTTGCATTTCAAGATTAGCTTTAACTTGCTCCATTTGAGCTTTACCTTCATTTAAAGCTTGTTGCTTTTGCATTTCAGCAGCAGTAGCTCTTTCAGCTGAAGCAGCATTAGCTTGCGCCTGTGCTTGTATATTTTGTTGAGCTATTTGTTGATCAATAGCTTGTTTAGCTTTTCTTCTTATTTTTAATAATTGATTAGCTAATTTTATATTTCTAACTTCACGTATGTCAATAGCGTCTTCTAAATTTATACTATTTTGTTGCAAAGCCATTTGTATATTATTTTCTAACCTAGCTTTTTCTTCTTCATCAGGTGCTAATTCTAAGAATATACCAAAATCATGTAAGTGTAAATTAGCCATTTCTTCTAATGTACCAACGTTAAATTTACCTAATGATTTTATAAATGCTTCTCTTGTCGGTGAATATTCTATAACATCTGATATTCTCATAGCAATACACTCAGCTAGTGATAAAGTTATATATAAGCTACCTTGCAGTATATGTCTAGTTGCAGTATTACTATTTGCAGCTGCGAGCTTTTGAACACCTACTAGAGCGTTTTTATCTGGCATACTACCATCTCTAGCTTCATTTAGCCCAGTGACATCACGCATCATTTGTAAATAATAATTATATGTATTTATTAATGATGCTATTTTACCATTTTTACCACTTGAGTTTATTTCAGTAACTGGTCTTATACCTCTGTTCATATCACCATCTTGTGTCATTGATCTACCAATAACAGAACCAGTTTGGAAATACATATTTAAAGCTTCTTGTGGATTATAGTTTGTACCATTACCTAAATCTATTTCAGCTAAAGCATCAGCATCTAAATAAACACCGTCTGGCACCATTTTAGACATTACTTGTTGTAACTTTAAGTGCGTAAGTTGTATCATATCTGCAAAACCAGTTATACGACTTACTAAACTTTCAATACGACCTTCATACATACGAGGAGCACACATGCTATAACTCATAACAGCTTTTGTAGTATCAGCTTTAGGTCTTATCATATTTTTCTTTAACTCCCATTTTAAAAGCTTATCTGAACCACTGCCTAATATTTTAGCTCCTTCATATATAACTTCTATAACTCTTTCAACTTTTTCAAAGTCTTCGTTTTTAGGTGGATTAAAACCACTATCTTTTTTAATAGCTCTTTGACCACCGGTAGATGTGTTTTTTACTTTATACACCTCGCTCATATAAGTTTTATATTCAAAATATAAAACACTTATAGCGTTGCTATCGTCGCCTTTTTTATTTACTACAGTTCTTTTTCTATACGCAGTTGAATAACCTCTATATCTTTCTATTTCCTCATCTGTTATTTCTGGAAATTGTTTTTTAAGTTCGTTAGCATATATTTGTTTTACTTCACCAACATAATATATATCATCAAAATAAGGTGAATCAGTATAAGAATAAACTAAATCAGCTGGATCAACATATTCTATTTTAATACCTTCTGATTTATTAAATGAGTTTTTTACAGCACCAATACCTATAGTAACTAAATCTTGATTTACTCTTTTAGATAAGTATTCATATTTATTAGCATCAAAAATACTATTGATAGCTTCTTCTTCTGCTATTTCAATACTTTGTTTATAATCAAGCTGCATGTGAAGTTGTAGTTCTTCATTAGACTGTGGTAGTTTTGTTTGATCAGTTTTATACATATTTATACCGAACTGCTGCGCTACTTGATCGTTAAAACCTTTAGCTTGCATGTCTGATACAATATTTTGAACATAATCAGTTCTTTCTTTTATAGCAGCTGGATCTTGTGAGTATGCTTTAATATCATATGATCTATCAGCCATACCGTTTACAACTATATCTACAAACTTAGGTATAATAGGCACAGGCTTCCAGTCTAAATTTAAATATGATAAATCACCATTAATTGATAACTCATCTTTATATTTTTTAATTGACTGCTCACCTCTTGCGTATAATCTTAACGAATGAAAAGATTCTTTAAAAGTAGTGTACCTATTTGAGTTTTCATTATTACTAAACCACTCATGCTCAATAGCTGAACCAACTTTAGCGCCATATTCAGCACTCATCTTTTCTTCATCACTAACAGCTTGGCTAGGAAAAGAGGTTTTAATACCTTTTTTAATCATCTTTAAATTATTTGAGATCTCACTCCTTGATTATCATATTTTTTAATACCAAGGTTAATTGATTTTATTTTTCTTTCTTGTATTGGTTTATAAAGGTTTTTATTACAAGCCATTAAAGCTAAACCAGAACTTATTGATGCATCAAATTTAGTTCTATTATTTATATCAAATTTAGCCCAGTCTTCTAATGTTCTATTAAAATACATATCACCATAGTTATCACCTAATTGTCCTACATAGTTTTCAATATAACTTTCTATAGCAGCGGCATGAGCTTGTTTAATATCTTCACTTGAGTTTGGTATACCACCTATTTCTTTTTCTGTAACAGATAATTTATTCCAAACTTTATCAGGTCTATTCATTGAATAACCTCTATAGCCACGACGTTTTAAATAATATAAAAGTCTTGGTTTATTATTTTCACATAATATTGGCATACCGTAAAATACTAATGCCATCAAAACATCTTCAAAAAATATTTCAGCTGTTTGAGGCCTTGCCACATATTCTAAAAATATTCTATTAGGCGGAGCATTTTCCATGCTAAACTTTGTTACACCATGTAAAGCGCCGTTAGAACCTAATCTATCAACAGTACCTGATATATCATAGCTGTCACAACCAAAGGCTCCAACGTGTTCATTACCAGGATATTTAACACCGTTTTTAACTATTATCCTGTTTTGCATGTTAACATCAGGCGTCCAGCTTATTTTAAATCTACCGTTATTGTTTGGCATAAATTCTACAGTAGTATCTTTAACACCATTACGCCATTGAAAACTACCTTGTGTTATAAGCCCAGACATTTTAACCTCTTCGTTATAATCTACTTGCTCGTATATTTTTGTTAAATTAAATAGACTTTGTTTTGTTTCATCTCTAAAAGCATGTTGCTCTGTTCGTGGAAACTGTCTATAAAATTCATTTAAAGCATCTTGATCAGATTTTAAACCATCTACTTCGTTGCTCCAATAATCAATTACTCCGTTTTTAATTTCGTCTCCATATGGTCCAAAAACTTTCTCTGTTGGATCTTGGAATACAGGTAATCCATAAGAATCAATGTATCCTTCGTAGTTCCATTCCATAGGTATGAACAAACTATATAGTCCTGAGCGAGTCTGTCCATTGCGGTTTCTTTTTGTAACATCTGAATCATAGTATAACTTTTTAAAGTTGTCACCACCTTTGTCTAATGCGTTTGATGTTGAGCCCATCATACATTTACCAACTATTCTACTACCTAATCTTAATGTGGTTTTCGTAACCCTCCAGTTGTTGAGGATGTTGTTCGGACGCTCCCATTTACCGGACTCGTCATGTACGAGGAGCTTGAGTTTCTCTCCATCATAGGAGTTATCACCTGTGTTCTTCCAGTCGATAGTGGTGTCAAGTCCCTGGAGATCCTGTAAGGTTTCGTCGGTGGTGGGGGCGGTGAGCTTACGACGGGTGTACTTGGTTGCGGGTACTCTATAGGCAAGCTCGGTCTTGGGCCTGTCCATTCCGTCCTGGGTCGGCTTGAAAAAGAAGGGGTAATTAACTGATATGGGTACCACCTTATCTGTGAACATAGATTTGGCATCAGGTCCAGACTTGGATAATATACCATACCTGGAGTCACTTGATATGGTTGCCAAGTTAACCACCTCTCCTGAGGCCATGAAAGAAAACCCGGACCGCCTATTCTTAAGGTAACACATCCCAAAGGAGCGTGAATCTGCCTTACAAGCTTCCCAGAAAATAAAGAATAATCTATTTGACTCACGGAAGTTTGGTGCGCCGACGTCAATCTTAGACCACTGCAAGTACATGTAATGAGTACCACTAATGTAAGTAGGAATATCTTTGCTATAAAACCAAAAACCTTCTTCCCTACGGGTAAACTCATTATCGATGTAATCATACCATTTTTCTTTAAAATCTTGTGGGTACTGCTTAAAATCATAAACAGTTTTAATTTTTTTTAACTCATCAGGATAATCAAACTTAGTCCACTTGTTTTCTTTAAACTTATAAACATTGCTTGCTTTAGGTAAAGCTATTTTTAAATTTTGTATTTCATATACTTCGCCTATCTCACCTGTTTTACTTATAACTACAAAGTCATGATCTTCGTTGTAACCGTACTTCCATTTTTTATACCTATTATTTCTAGCTAAAACTTTAGGCTTAACATAATCTTTAAGTACTTTTATTAAAGTTTGTTCGTATTTCATTTAGACCTCCTTTCAGCAAAACCTTTAAAAGTTTTTTCTTTACTTTCTTTTTTAGGTTTATCTTCTAGCATATCTTTTTCTTCTTGTATACGTTTAAGTATTTCAAAAGCATCGAATATAGCTAGCTTTTTTGTAGCTGCAGCGTTTTTTATAATAAATTCATACTCGCTGCTTGGGCTAAACCCTACAAGGCTTCCCTCGTGCACTTTAAAAGCATCTAAGGAACTATTACCATATTTTAGTATACCAACACGAGGACGTTCTTTTTGAACCGTTAAAAATTGTTTTTTATTTTCAATAGGTTTTACAAAACAAAACTCAAAAGGAGCTTTCCATTTATCATTTTGTTTGTATAAAAATATTTGATCATAATAACAAAAATATAGATCTTCTTTAAAATATGATGAGCTATTTTTTTCTTCACCTTTCATATTATAAAACCTTCTAAACACGTTGTGATGTACTATAACTTCATCACCAACTTTAATATTTGTTTCACCAACTTTAGGTATTGACTTAACAATACCTATTCTACTAACATATTTGTGATCGTCCATAGTTGTATTAATAATAAGTTTTTTACCGTTAATATCAACTTCGTTTTCGTATCTTTTATTTTTTGGTTGTACTATAAAATTAAATAAACTTTGCATTAATACTCTAAATTGTATTCAATTGATATAGCCATGTTAGAATTAAACTTCTTCCATGGTATAACTTCGTCTTCTTTTTTAATAAATATATTATAAGAATTATCTTTATTATCAAATAATATATCACATATGCAATGTCCTCCGTAGACCTGTTGGCCTACAGAGTAATGCATTGCTTCATTTTTATAGTCAGTTCCTATGCTTATTT